GGTTTCTTTTGGACACAAAAAAAGGACGACACCCGAAGGTGCCGCCCGAGAAGTCATGGGATATATCTAAAATCATTATCAAACATCATTAAGAAATCGATAATCGTTTGTTCGTGTGTAGCGCCAATCCAGCCCATCACACAAATAGCAATCGTACAAAGTAAGAAACTCTGCAAGAATATCGACCGAGACAACCTTTTGTAAATCTGTTGAAACTTAGTTGGTTTAATTATTGTAAACATATTTTCAGATGGTTCTTGATAGTTATTAAATACAGCATCAAGATTTTTTAACCATATATCATGGCGTCGTTTGGCGTCTTCATCAAATTGCTTTCGGTCTTGCTTTTTTATTACGTATTTCGGTTTTACGTCTTTATAGTATCGCATGGTTTTTTCTCCAGTAAAGTTGGGCGATGTTAGTGTAGCACTAACATCGCCTGTTAAGTTATACCTTAGTGTTCAGAATTTTAGATAACTGAACAATATGATGTAGAGCCTCTACAACATCGAACGTCGCGCCTTCCGCCTTTTCCAAGCGCTTGAGCATTTGGGTTGCACGTTCCAAACAGAACGTCTTGTCGTCCGTGCGCTTGTCGTCGGCGCCCTTGGCTGGTGTCGGGTTCAAGCGCTTGTTTAGCGCCCGTTGGTAGTCGTTCCTACGTGCTCCAATTTGCGCTTGAATGTAACGTCTTGTACCTTTCGCTGGAAGTTTTGCATCGCCCTTTTGACCTGCTTCATTACCTGCTTCCAGTGATTTGATTGGGCAATTAATCAATCTACGTTCACTTGCTGTGAAACTTGCCATAATTGCACCATTTAACTCGCCAAAGAATGCGATGTGGGCCTTGTCGCTAGTGTCCTTCTTAGGACTCTTAAAGAATTCCAATGACACTCCATCAGCTATAAACCCGTCTAGTACAATAGCCATAAGGCTGGCGGTCTTAGTGTTGGCCCTGCTGTGTGTCGTGATCGCTTTGATTGTTTTAACGTTTAACATGTTGTTAGTCTCCATTTAATCGCGGCAACATTATTGTTCCGTTCGATGATTAGATAATAACAAGTTTTGATGTAATGTATATAGATAAACGAGCACTAAACTAAATAAAACTACATAAGACTACACGATTTGTTAGTGTCGCACTAACATGAAAAACGATATCTGGCGAACCCTACCCTACCCCCATGACCCGCGCTGTGATTAGGAGTCCCTGACTTTCTCTAGTATTACTAGTCTACGTGAATATTTGTTCGTTTTTTAAGTTTGGCGACCCCCACCCCCCTCTATATAGGAAGTACCCCCCATAGGAGTCCCAACCTACTTGCATAAAAAATTATTATGTTGTACTAATCAAAACACGGTCAACGACCTGCGGAAGATAATGACATTAATTGTAGACCCAGAGCTTGGAGTGCCTTACTCCCCGGATACCCCCCACATGGGATTGAAGACGCATGTGGAAGCGGCATCTAATACCGTGCAAGAATTGACTGAGCATGGTTTAGAGGTTGACCCTACTAAAGAAGATAAAGAAACAGCGGCCCAGTTAGCGATGGCTTACGCTGAAGACCCCAAACAAACAGATAAAAAAGTTACTGCTAAGAAAGCTGCTACGTTAACGCCAGCTTCTTTAGTGTTGACTAACAATATCCTGCAAGAGTTTGGACGGTCTGTTGCAGAAAGCGCTGTACAAATACGCCACATGGTTACTAACAAGTTGGTGCTTGAATCTGAGAACCCTGATCCGCGAGTACGTATTCGCGCTCTTGAATTACTTGGGAAGATTTCCGATGTTGGGTTGTTTGCTGAGAAATCAGAAGTTACCATAACACATCAGTCTACAGAGGATTTGCGACTCAAGTTACGTTCTAAGTTAGCTAGGTTGGTTAATCCAGATATTGAAGACGCAGTTATTATTGATGGCACGGTTATGGATGTTAACGAAGAGCTTGGGCTAGAAAGCGACGCAGATGATGCTTGACTCTACTGCCTTTGATTTTACGGATAGTGAAGTCCAAGTTATGTTGGACAACCTTGAGAATTATACCACAGAAGAAGTAGAAGAGATTGATCGACTCGTAGATGAGTTGGCGACTAGGAAGTACACTCAAGCTGCACACCAAGATTTAATAGAGTTTTGTAAACATATGCAGTCGGACTATATTGTCGGCAAACATCATCGCATGTTGGCAGATATGCTTATGGATATCGAAGCCGGGGAGAAAGACCGTATATGTGTTAACATCCCACCACGTCATGGCAAGTCTCAGTTAGTGTCAATTATGTTTCCTGCGTGGTTTTTGGGTAGGAACCCTAACAAAAAAGTAATGATGGTCTCTCACACTACAGACCTAGCGGTAGATTTTGGACGTAAAGTACGTAACCTTATTAATACAGAGCAATATCGCGAAATATTTCCAACTGTTTCACTCGCATCTGACTCTAAATCTGCCGGTAGGTGGAATACAAGCGTCGGTGGGGAGTATTATGCCTGTGGTATTGGTAGTGCGCTAGCTGGACGTGGCGCTGATTTGCTTCTTGTAGACGATCCGCACTCAGAACAAGACGTTATCAACGGTAATTTTGAGGTTTTTGATAAAGCCTACGAGTGGTTTACGTTCGGGGCTCGTACACGACTCATGCCAAGAGGCAGTGTAGCTATTATTCAGACCAGATGGCATATGGATGACCTAACTGGGCGTGTTACAAGGGATATGAACAACAACGAAGGGGCTGATGCGTACGATATAGTGGAGTTTCCAGCTATTTTGAACATCGAACAGAAAAATGGCACCATCGTACAGAAGCCGTTATGGCCTGAGTTCTTTGATTTAGATGCGTTGATGCGTACAAAGGCATCTATGCCGGTGTTTCAGTGGAATGCCCAGTACCAGCAGGAACCAACAGCGGAAGAAGCTGCACTTATAAAGCGTGAGTGGTGGGGGTCATGGGAACATGAGGAACCTCCTACGTGTGAATACGTTATCATGTCTTTAGATGCTGCAGCCGAGACCCATAACCGTGCTGATTACACAGCACTTACAACTTGGGGGGTATTCTTTAACGAAGAAGTTGGTGAGTACCACATTATACTGTTGAACAGCATTAAAGAGCGTTTGGAGTTTCCAGACCTAAAGAAATTAGCTATGGAAGAGTACTCTGAGTGGGAACCTGACTCGTTTATTGTAGAAAAAAAGAGTTCTGGAACGGCTTTATATCAAGAGATGCGGCGTATGGGGTTGCCCGTATCTGAATACACACCACATAGGGGGTCTGGAGATAAATTAGCACGACTTAACTCTGTAGCAGACATAGTGGCATCAGGTATGGTATGGATGCCACAGACTCGGTGGGCAGAGGAAGTTGTAGAAGAGATTGCAGGATTCCCTTTTATGAGCCATGATGACTTAGTAGATTCGACAGTTATGGCTCTTATGCGTTTTAGGCAGGGGGGGTTTATTACTTTGCCTTCAGACGAAGCAGAGCCTATTAAATATTTTAAACAACGCAGCGGTGGGTATTACTAAGGAATTAAGCTATGGCTATTGAAAAAGGACTATACGCAGCGCCTATGGGGCTGGACGAAGGTACTGAAGAAGAGCAAAACATTGAGATTGAGATCCTTAACCCTGATATGGTTACGTTGGATAATGGGGATGTAGAGATTACAATCGTTCCCGGTGAAGATGTCGGTCCTACTTCCTTTGATGCTAACCTTGCTGATGAACTCGACGATAATGACCTAGCTAGCCTTGCTGATGAGCTTATTGGTTACGTTGATACTGATGTTGATAGTCGTAAAGACTGGGCTGATGCTTTTGTTAAAGGTCTAGATGTACTGGGGTTCAAATACGAAGAGCGTACTGATCCGTGGGAAGGCGCTTGCGGTGTTTACTCTACAGTGTTGGCTGAAGCAGCAATTCGTTTTCAAGCAGAAACTATGAGTGAGACGTTTCCTTCTGCAGGTCCAGTAAGAATCAAAGTACTAGGCGAAGAAACTAAAGACAAAACAGAAGCTGCAGCACGTGTCAAATCAGACATGAACTACGAACTTACAGAGCGTATGGTAGAGTACCGTCCAGAGCACGAGCGTCTCCTGTACAGTCTTGGATTAGCCGGTTCTGCATTTAAAAAAGTATATTACGATACTAACATTGGGCGGCAGACCGCTGTCTACATTCCAGCAGAAGATGTTATAGTGCCTTATGGCGCGTCTCATATAGAAAGCGCAGAACGTGTTACGCATGTTATGCGTAAGACTAAAAACGAACTTAAAAAACTTCAAGCTACTGAGTTCTATAGAGATGTTGATCTAGGTGACCCACAAGCGTTTCATACGGACATTGAGAAACGTAAAGCAGAAGAAGGTGGGTTCTCTATTACCGATGACGAGCGTTACGCGGTCTATGAGATTCACGCTGACATTGTTATTGATGGTGTTGGAGATTCTGACGAAGATCAGATTGCACGCCCGTACGTAGTTACGATTGAGCGTGGTACTTCTGAAGTATTAGCAATCCGCAGAAATTGGGATCCAGAAGATCCGCTTATGCTTAAACGCCAACACTTCGTACATTACGTATACGTGCCGGGATTTGGTTTTTATGGGCTTGGGTTGATACACATCATTGGTGGGTATGCACGTGCTGGCACATCTATTATACGCCAGCTTGTAGATGCGGGCACATTATCTAACCTTCCGGGCGGTCTAAAAACACGTGGTTTACGTATAAAAGGAGACGACACACCCATTGAACCGGGCGAGTGGCGTGATGTAGATGTACCGTCTGGTAGTGTACGCGACAATATCATGCCTCTTCCATATAAAGAACCGTCAGGAACTTTACTACAGTTACTCGATAAAATTACGAATGAAGGCCGTAGGTTAGGCGCTATCAGTGATATGAACATTTCTGATATGTCAGCTAACGCACCGGTAGGCACTACACTTGCTTTACTTGAGCGGACCCTCAAGCCTATGGCTGCAGTACAGGCGCGTGTCCACTACGCTATGAAGCAGGAGTTTAAACTCCTTAAGATTATCATGGCTGAATACGCTCCTGCTGAGTATAGTTATCAGCCTGAACGTGGAGAAGTTAGCGCACGACAAGCTGATTATGTTATGGTAGATGTTATTCCTGTTAGTGATCCTAACAGTTCGACTATGGCGCAACGAGTTGTCCAGTACCAAGCAGTACTTCAGATGGCTCAAGCTGCACCGCAGATATACGACCTCCCCGCGTTACATAGACAGATGATTGAAGTTCTCGGAGTTAAAAATGCGGATAAGTTAGTACCAACTAAAGACGATATGAAACCGGCTGATCCTATTAGTGAGAATATGGACGCACTTGTTGGAAAACCTATAAAAGCGTTTATCTACCAAGACCACGACGCGCATATCGCAACACACACATCATTTATGCAAGACCCTATGGTTGCTAAAACGATTGGACAGAACCCACAGGCCCAACGAATTATGGCTTCTTTACAAGCACATATTGCTGAACACCTTGGGTTTAGTTACCGTAAGCAAATTGAAGACCGACTTGGTGTAGCGTTACCTCCACCTAACGAAGAGTTACCCGAACAGATTGAAGTTAATCTTGCACGGCTTGTAGCGGACGCTGGTAAGCAGCTTACTCAAGCTCATCAACAACAAGCTGCTCAACAGAAGGCGCAGGAACAGGCTAAAGACCCTATCCTTCAATTGCGCCGTCAAGAAGTAGCTACCAAAGAAGCTGAAGTTAAACGTAAAACGCAAAAAGATATGATGGATACGCAAATACGTATGACTGAACAACAACGTAAAGCTCAATCTGATAAGGTTGATTCCGTCCTTGAAGCGCAGAAACTAGAACTTGAAAAAACTTCACTTGTTGTGAACGCACAGAAAGATAAAGTAAAACTTGACTCTGCTTTAAAAACAGACGCGGATAAATTAGATCTAGAAATATTTAAAACTGTAACAGCTCCTACTAACCGTAAATAAGGGTATTTTATGGCAAATACTGTTTTTGGCGTGCTTAAAGAACGTACCGAGGAACAACGTTCCTCTGCAGTGGAATTTTTATCTTCTGGTAGTGCTAAAGACTACGCAGAATATAAAGAATTGTGCGGTCTAATTCGGGGTCTCGACTCCGCACTCTCACACATGGAAGACCTCTTGCGAAACTATACGGAAGATGACGATAATGACTAACGCTGCTGTAAAGCTATCAGAAGAAGAGTTTGATGCTCAACTACCTAAACCTGTTGGATACCACGTTTTAATTGCGTTGCCAGAGATTGAAGATACATACGGAGATTCTGGCATTTTAAAGACTGATGTAACAAAGCACCATGAATACATTATGTCGATCATAGGTCTTGTGGTTGATATGGGGGACATGGCTTATAACGATAAAGAACGTTATCCGACTGGACCTTGGTGTAAACCGGGAGACTTTGTAATGTTCCGTGCTAATAGCGGAACTCGGTTTAAAGTTGGTGATAAGGAATTTCGTTTGATGAACGATGACAGCATAGAAGCTGTAGTCCCTGATCCCCGTGGTATCGTCAAAGCATAGGAGATATATTATGCCATTTGAAAAAGTTGAGTTTGAACTTCCCGTTGCGGAAGAAGATAAAGAAACTTCTAGTTTTGAAATTGAAGTTGAACCGGCCCCTGCGTTAGAAGTTAATGGAGCTGACGATGACGACGAAGATTTTAAAATTGAAGTTGTTGATGATACGCCGAAAGCGGATCGTAAGCGTAAAGTATCTGATCCACCAGAAGATGTAACTGAAGATGAGCTTGAAGAGTATTCTGAGAAAGTTCAGAATCGTATAAAGCACTTTAGTAAGGGGTACCATGATGAACGTAGAGCTAAAGAAACAGCGTTACGAGAACGTCAGGAACTTGAAAGTTTAGCCCAACAGCTTATTGATGAGAACAAAACCCTCAAAGGCACCGTTGGAAAGAATCAATCAGCACTTCTAGAACAAGCAAAGCTCTCTGTCGATAGTGATCTAGATAAAGCAAAGCGTTCTTATAAAGAAGCATACGAGTCTGGAGACTCAGAAGCTGTCTTAGAAGCACAAGAAAGTTTAACTACTGCTAAGATAAAGGCAGATAGGTTAAATAATATTAAGTTACCCTCTTTACAGGATAACGAGTTACCTGTAGGGTCAGAGGCAACGAATGAACAACCCGCCCCGGTAAAAATTGACGAACGGGCCGCAGAATGGGCGAAAGCCAATACGTGGTTCAATGTAGACGAAGAAATGACAAGTTTAGCGCTGGGGCTGCATCATAAACTTGTTAACTCGGGTGTAAGCCCGCAAAGCGATGAATACTACGAGAGACTTAACACTCGTATGCAGGAAGTTTTTCCCGATAGTTTTGACGGGGATGAAAAACAAGAAGTAGTACCGAAACGTCGGGCTAATGTGGTTGCCCCCGCTACGCGGAGTTCAGCACCTAAGAAGGTGACGTTAACGCAAACACAGATAAACCTTGCAGCGCGTCTAGGACTTACTCCTAAACAGTACGCCACACAGGTTGCAATAGAAATGAGGAAAGAAAATGGCTGAAAATAGACTTGCACGTGACCATGAGACTCGTGAGAAGAGTGCCCGTAAAAGAGCTTGGCAGCGACCAGAGGTTTTACCATCTCCTGATCCCGAGCCGGGGTATAAGTACCACTGGGTCCGCGTTTCCACACAAGGTCAAATGGACGCCACCAATGTTTCCTCAAAAATTCGTGAAGGTTGGGAGCCTGTAAAAGCAGTAGACCACCCAGAAATTACAATAGTCAGTATCGAAAACGATAGGTTTAAAGACAATGTAATTATTGGCGGTCTTATGCTCTGTAAAGCTCCTGTTGAGCTAGTTGAAGAACGAACCGCTTACTATTCAGAACAAAGCGCTTCGCAGATTCGATCAGTAGACAACAACCTTATGCGGGAAAACGACCCTCGTATGCCGTTATTTAATGAGCGGAAAACGAAGGTTACTTTTGGTAATGGAACTTAACCTTTTAGGAGCTTACTATGGCTTTTCCTACGATTACAGCCCCTTACGGGCTGAAACCCGTCAATCTGATTGGCGGTAAAGGGTATGCGGGTTCTACTCGTAACATCCCTATTGCTTCAAACTACGCTACTGCTATCTTCAATGGAGATGTGGTGCAGTATACTACTGACGGCACTATAATTATTACCACCCAGACTGCGGCTACTATTGTCCCCGGTATTGTTGGTGTTTTTGTAGGCTGTAGCTACACGGACCCAGTATTAGGCTATAAGATATTTAGTCAGTACTATCCCGGTAGCATTGTTGCTTCTGATATTGAAGCTATTGTTGTAGACGACCCTAATTGCCTGTTTAAAGTTGTAAACGTCACAAACACAACGGCAGACGGCGCAACTACTGGTCTAGCACCACTGGCGAAAACTCGTGCTACTACAATCAGTTGCAACGCAGTGCTTGTGTTGAATACTGGTGTAGCCGCTACAGGCAACAGCCGTATGGGCGTATTTATTAACAATGTTACATCTACTCTACCGTTTATTGTAGTAGACGTTGTTGAAAATACTAAGAATAGTGACGGTAATTTCACAGAATTTTTAGTGAAGTTTACTCCCACTTATCATCGTTACACACATACTGTTGGTGTATAGGAGAATAACTAATGGCTATATCACGCGCACAGTTACTTAAAGAACTGTTACCGGGTCTGAACGCATTGTTCGGTCTGGAGTACGCAAAGTACGGTGAAGAGCATAAAGAGATTTTTGAGACAGAAAGCTCTGATCGTTCTTTTGAAGAAGAAACTAAATTGTCCGGTTTTTCTGCTGCACCTGTTAAAAACGAAGGCTCTGCCATCGAATATGACAATGCACAGGAAACATGGTCGGCTCGTTATACACACGAAACCGTTGCTATGGGCTTCTCCGTTACGGAAGAAGCTATTGAAGATAACTTGTATGACTCCTTGTCATCTCGTTATACGAAAGCTCTGGCTCGTGCTATGGCGTACACCAAGCAAGTTAAAGGGGCAGCGGTTCTTAACGACGCTTTCGCTGGTACAACCTATGGTGACGGTCAACCATTATGTTCAACAGCACATCCACTTGTGTCTGGTGGTGTGAACTCTAACGAACCAGCAACTGCAGCCGACCTCAACGAAACTTCGCTTGAAGCCGCAGTTATTCAGATTGCTGGTTGGACAGACGAACGTGGTTTGTTGATTGCTGCTCAACCTCGTAAACTCATAATTCCACCAGCCCTTCAGTTCGTTGCTACGCGACTTCTGGAGACTGAGGGACGTGTGGGTACAGCAGATAACGATCTCAACGCACTACGTAACAACGGTTCGATTCCTGAAGGCTATGCAGTCAATCATTATTTGACTGACACGAATGGTTGGTTCCTCTCTACCGACGTTCCAAACGGTCTGAAGCATTTCGTACGTACCCCGATGCAGACATCTATGGATGCTGATTTCGATACGGGTAACAGCCGTTACAAAGCTCGTGAGCGTTATTCTTTTGGTGTATCAGATCCTCTTGGGATCTTTGGTTCTCCGGGCGCATAACAACTTATGTTGTAATATATTAAGGGGAGTACTTGCTACTCCCCTTTTTATTTTGTATACTAAATCATCCCTGACAGTTACATTGTGTAGCTGACACCAGCCAAGACAGGAGATACACATGGCTAATACAACTTTTAACGGCCCAGTACGGTCGGAAAATGGCTTTCAACAAGTTACTAAAAATGCTACTACTGGAACTGTAGCTCAAAAACAGTTTGAACTTCAAACTGTTGCAACTTCTGGCGTTAACAATGTTGTTGACACAAATGGTTTTTCAGGAACAGCTACTGCCGCTGGAGCAAACAATGCTAGTTTAGATACTGGCGCTACTATTTTTGGGATTACTCCTAACGCTCATGGATCTGGCATTGCTGATGCTTCTATTAACACTTTTATTAACAAAGTTGGCGGCACTATCGTAACGTCCATTCTTATTGACCTTCAAGGTGGATTTGTTGGATCAGCTTCAGCAGATCGTGTTATTGGTGTTGGCACTGCTGCTAATGCATACATTGCTGAACTTACAAAAGAAGTGAACGGCATTCCAATTCTGCTAGAGTTTGGTTGCGTAGAAGTACCAACTGGTGGTGACCCAGATATTAACGTAGACATTTCTGCTACAGGAACTACTGCTTCTGCTGCTGCGGTTGCTTCTGGTACTCA